GGAGCAAGGTACTTGACAAGCTCGTCTACATCGTAAGCCCCGCTCTGTGGCTGTATAACTCCCTGTAGATTAAGTGAATTTATTGAATTATTTGTTACCATTTTTATCTCCTAAGTTTTAAAACACTAAACAATCGTAAGATTGCCAATCATTTGAGTGGCTGTCCAAGTTAAATCTGCCACTGTACATACCATGTAAATAACATCATATTGTTCAGTAGAAGCTACACTTCCTCCTACTCCGACTGTAGATGTAACAGTTCCAACATGAATTGACTCTGAAGCATTTTGTGCTATCAGAAAGCCACCAGCACCCTTACCAATAATTCCCAAAGTAGTACCTACTGCAGCTGTATCAGGTAATGTTACAGTTACTAATCCTGCATTATTACAAGTATAGACTGTATCTGCAACCGCTTGTTGAGTAGTCCCAGCTATTTCATTATAACCCATTCCCGAAGCTACAGATGATACTGTTACTCCACCTGCTGTATTATCAATAGATATTCCAACACCAGCCGTAAGCGTGCTTAAAACAGGGTCGTTACCTGTACTTCCAACTAATAGCTGTCCGTTAGTAGGCTGTGCTGTAACAGTAATAGCACCTGTTCCTGAACCCAGTACTATACCGCCATCAGTTAATGTAGAAGCTCCAGTTCCGCCATCGGCTACAAGAAGGTCTGTAATGCCAGTTACAGAACCTCCTGTTATATCAATATTATCGGAATCTTGAGTGGCTATAGTTCCAAGTCCTAAAGATGTTCTAGCTGTTAAGCCACTTTCACCAACAAAATTAGTTCCGTCACCTACTATAAAATTACTATCTGTTACCGCTACAACAGATATATCATCTAGTTTATCATCATGAGCTTGAACATCAGAACCTATTGCGACACCTAGATTTGTTCTTGCGTCTTCGGCAGTTGAAGCACCTGTTCCGCCGTCTGCTATAGTAATATCGGTAATTCCAGTTACAGAACCTCCTGTTATATCAATATTATCAGAATCCTGTGTGGCTATTGTTCCAAGTCCTAAAGATGTTCTAGCTGTTAAACCGCTTTCTCCTACGAAATTTGTTCCATCGCCTACGATAAAAATGCTATCTGTTACTGCCACGGCTGATATATCATCTAGTTTTGCATTATAAGCCTGCACATCTATACCAATAGCAACACCTAAATTCGTGCGTGCGTCTTCTGATGTTGAAGCCCCTGTTCCTCCATCTTCTATAGCTAAATCTACAATCCCAGTTATCTCACCACTATCTATGTTTACATTAGTAAGAGATTGGTTTCCCATATCCCATGCACCTTCTAAAGGTACAGAACCATCTTTTCTTAGATATAATCCTTTTTGAGTAACAACATCAAACCAATTTATTAAATCTGTAGAAGGGTCATTTCCAATATTAGTATCAGTTTGAGATATATATAAAATTCCAGTTCTTATTGTTATAGAGCCAGTATGATATTCTTGTGTTATGTTCCATTCTGGAGTTCCCATCTGATGTAAATATGCTAATAGTTGTGTTGTGGTATAAGCTACAGCATTAAAATCTTGCTTTGTCGGTGATTCGTTCGCTCCTACGATTTCCCAACCTTCTTTAAATTCTGTATTAATATTATCGTCTAAAGTATCTGATTGAGTTTCAGCACCAAAAACTGTCCTATTTGTGCTTGTAGAATCAGAAGCAAAGGCCTCTAGGTTTCCGTCGTATCTATCTATTTTAGCCATTTTTAATACTCCTTAAATTTTTATGCAAGGCAGCATTGCCAAGTTTGTAGGTCTTGTTTCATCTGCGGGCGTGTTTGCGTCTGATGTAGCACCAAGTTTTGCACCTGTCACCGTTATTCCGCTGTCTATAACACCGCTTGTAATAGCATTATATGCTGGATTCGTTTCTTGTTCGTCGACTCTTCTTGTCATTGATAAAGCGTTTGATGTATATCCTGCCCCTGCATATCCTGCCAATTCTCCACTTTGCATTCCTATTCCTGAATAATGAGAATGTTCTTCTAATGCGTCATCTTGTCCAGAACCGAAAACCCTTCCAGTATCGACACCTGCTCCGTTGTCATAACCTCTGATAAACTGACCTCTTAAATCTGGAATATTGAAGGTTGTTGTACCATCGCCAATCCCGTAAAGTGTTCCGATAGCTGAAAACAATCCTGAATATGTAGCTCTTGAAATAATAGAGCCGTCTGCTTCTAGCCATCCAGTAGGAGATGTTGACATTGCGAAATATTGTACCGCTCCCGACGGTATTGTTGAAGCTGTTGCAAGGGCATCCAATGCCGCTTGAACATTCGCTCCTAAGCTTGTCAAACTATCGTCATATAAAATATTAGCTGCGTCCCTTAATTCGTCTATAGCCCCTTGTACTGTCGTTGAAGATAATCCAGAGGCCACATTGTCATAAATTATGCTAGAAGCGTTTTGCAAATCAGATATTAAAGCTACTACTTCCCAATTGACTGTATCTGTTGCGGGGTCGTTACCTGCGTTTGTATCAGATTGAGAAATATAAAGACTTCCGCTTCTTATTGATATAGAACCTGTGTGATATTCTTGTGATGTATTCCATTCTGGACAACCCATTTGATGGGTATATGCTAAAGTATGCGATATTGTGTAAGCCACGGCGTTAAACCATTCCCTTGGTGGAAATTCGCTATCAGTAACTTTTTCCCAACCTAGAAAATAATCAGTTATCATATTTGCGTCAAGCGTATCAGATTGGGTAGTATCTCCGAAAATTGTTCGGTAAACTGCGGTTGAGCTACTTGCAAATGCTAAATAGTTTCCATCATATCTTGTAATTTTAGCCATATTTTTACCTTAAATTATTTTTTCAGCGAACTCTCCGCCTGCTTCTGTTATCAAATCAAATTTATTAGCAAAACCTTCTGATTCGGGATTATCCGCAAATCCAAATGTTCCTCCAAGGTCTGCTCTTACTATAATATATCTTACACCTTGAGGCTTGGGCAATAAGTCCATTCTCTCTAAAACTCTGACAACTTCCTCATTTATTTTGTCAGATATATAAATTGTTAGGCTCATGTCTTTGTTATCTTCAACATAAGCTTCACCGTCAGAGGCGAAAAATACTGACTCACCTATGGAAACATGTTGAGACGTTGCCATAACTCCCAACGTTACGTTTTTAGCAATCTTCATCTTTATGAAAAATCTGTAAGCATTATCTTCAAGTTCTAAATCTGTGTACTGTGAAGAAAATACACTAAAAAAAGGAGCTCTGTCTGGTAATATTTCGCTTAAGCTTCCAAATCCTCTGGCAAGAGGGTTGCCATCAAAACCAAAGAATATTTTATCAACAACATAGGGAATACGCCTGTTTATTCCTACGACTCTTCCCAAAATATCAAGTTGATTACCGACCGCTGTATTCAAACCAAAAGAATCTGGGAAAGAATCTAAAAGATTAAAACCCTTCTCCCAAGTCTCGGCTTGTACACCAATCTCACCTTTGGCCTTGGTCTTTTCCCAATATTGCTTTATAAGTAAGTTTTGGTAATCCTCAATAAATGACATTAAACAACCTCTGTTACTGTTATATTAGCAGTAGAAATCGTTATTATACCGTCGGCATTCGCCTCGGCTTCTCCGTCTGTATATATAGTATCATCAAGGCTTATCTCTAAATTTGTAACAACAAAGGTGTCGCCAGCTGTAAGCACTGTAGAATATAATTCAGAGGCTTGTACATCTTCCGCTATGTCATATGTTAACTCTGCCAAAGCGTCTTTTATTCCGTCAACATCGGCTTCTATTGTTGAATCCTTGCGAGTTACTGTAAGCTCAATATAAAGAGGTTGGTCTGTCGTTCTGTCAAAGTTTGCTGTATGAGTATAATTAAATTCTGTTCCGTCTGGCTTTGTTAATGTCTCAACATATGTACCTTCTTCGCTACCCTTAAGCCCTGTTCCGCCTGTCTTTGTTTCCGCTATAATCTGTGCAATATCGTTATCTTCTGCGCCTTCTACTATTACCCAGATTGTGTGAGGATCTATGCTTAAATCTGTGTCTTCTGTATCTTGGTCATTCTCATAAATCTTGACTTTCGTAACGTCTTGTAAATTTGCTAGAGCTGTGTACATACCGCCAATTGTAGAAGTTTGGGGGACAACAAGGGAGAAATTTCTTCTTATTCTTAATGCTTCGTCTGTTTCTTCGTCTTCTCCTACTGTTGCCGCACTCGGATTTGTAACAGATGTTATACCCAAGATTATTGTTACAGGTTCTGTTATCGTTCCTATTCCTGCCTCATAAGCTCCGAAAAGCTCGGAAACTAACGATGTTGTATTGCTTCCAGTCGTCAAAGTATTTTCTATTGTAGTAATCCAATTTTGACCTATTGTATCAGCTACCGTGTAACCGCTTTCTAAAGTTATATTTCTGTCTGTCACTATTGTTACACTTGCAGTAGACCTCTTAGACGGATTTCTAATTATTCCCGAAAACTTCACAAGTCTATTTAAAGCCTCACCGACCGCAAAATCTGGGTCTAACTGATTATATAAAGCTAGTGCATAAGATTGTAGGTCAAGCCTCGCCTGTGCTTCTATACCAATCCTTTGTCCATCAGGACTATCAGCGTCTAGGTTTATATCATCTCCATATATTCCCTTATATCCTGCTTCTAGCTCATCATAAATATCTTGGAAGCTTTGAATTGTTATTCCGTCAGTCCCAATATTTGGATATGTTGTCATAAAGAAATCTCCAGAATTTCATCTATTATTGAGGAATAAACATCTATAAATTTAACAGAAACTGATAAATTCCTGTCGGTTATTGTAGTAGTGAAATTTATAATAGCAACAACCCCATCAGTTTGTAAAATAGTTTTTTCAATTTCTCGCTCAATTCTTTCTTTATTTCCTTTAGACCCGAAAAGCGTTATCCAATCTATACCGTGTTCGATATCCAAAAACCAGTCATCTATAAAAGATTTTAGACGAGTCCCAATGTTTTGTAAAACCGCTTGAGATTGAGTTTTGTAGGAAGCTTTTCCCTTGCCGAAAACCCAATCGCCATCAGCTGTTAGTCTGCTTACTCTCATAATACACCTCTATATTAATTTGCTACTGCCGTTGTTCCGCTTCCTGCTCCATCAGTCCAAGTGTAGTCGTGAGTATGAGTTGACAAACTCACTCCGTTTGCGGTCATTTCGCCAGTCGTTGTTATATCTGTTGTGCTTGTCATAGTCCCGCCTGATAAACCTGTAAAGTTTAGAGCGGAAATCGTACCCAAGCATTCAATGTTTCCTGTTACTTTTATATTCCCAGTAACCAATAAATCGCCAGTCAATTCGTAATCGCCTGTTTGTTCTCTGTCGCCAGTTTGTAAATGATTGCCTGTTTGCTCCCTATCGCCAGTATGAGTATAATTTCCTAATTGTTCTCTGTCGCCGTTTTCTTTTGTCACCGTCGGAATTTCTATCGAATCAGCAAGAGGATTAATTCCTACTATTGCAATGGCATCGCTGTAATCGTGCATTCTCAATTCTAACGGGTCTTTGTTGTCCTGCCCAAAATACCACCTATCGAAACACCTTTCAGAAATAAGCAACAAACAATAATCGTCTACGGCTATAGGGTGAATAGTATAGCTAGACCCTCCCTGCATTGTGATAACTGGGATCTCAACAAATTCTGGTAGCTCAACGCTTTCATCTTCTACAACTCTATTAATAACTGGCTTGGCGTTTATAGTGCTTTCATTTATCAAAGTTACTTTTGCTAAAACTACTGTATGCAAATTTGAGATAGCATTTTTCAAGGCTATATTTAAAATGTCTGCTAATTGTTTATGCTCCATCAAATTACCTCATAATCTGAATTAAGATATCCAGAACAAGTTTGAGTCCACTCGCTACCGTAACTGTCGCCATTATATACTATATTATAAATCTTATATATACCGTTAAGATTTGGTGCAGTCGTGCTTGATAGATTCACTAATCGTCCGATTGTTATTGTAGGGTTTATTAATATTTTAAAAGTAATTCGTTGTTCTTGTTTAGAGGGAGTTTCTATTAGTCCATTTTTAGCATTCACTTGCGGTATAAAATAACTTGTGACTTGTCTCACATCAATAATATTAAGTTGCTCATTATCTATATACCATTTTTCGGTTTCTAGCGTCATGCTATTAAGTATATCAATGGGATTTCCCACAAGAACTTTAGGCCTTAATAGATTTTGTCTTTTGTTTATTTTTCCCTTACCGATATTTGTTAGTGATTTTAATATTGGCTCTATAATGTAATCGTTTTTCGTTATCGTTTCAGATATAAAAGCATTAAGCATTTCTCCACCGTCTAGGCAATCAATAGTAGTAATAATATCAGCACCGCTTCTGGCGTTTTGTCCTCTGTAGATATTACCTCTGAACGCTTTTTCTATCTTATTTTTATATCCAACATATAAACTAACTGGGATGTATTTCTCATCATCTTCATCTTTAACAAGAGCCAATCTGGAACTGTTTTTCAAATTATAGATTTTTATTGTACATCCGTTCAACAGTCCATCAATAGATTTATTGATATTAAAATTTATACGCATAGGCGATGAAATTTTTATTGTTTCATGACCTGTTTTTATAGTTAATCTATAATCACGAATAAATCTCATGGCAATGTTACCCCCCTGATGTCCTCCAGATCCTCTCTTTCTAGCATATAAACATTACATCTTCCAATTGAAAAATCGTCTTGTTTGTAGGGGTCTATTCCGTTACCTGTTTCATCTGAAACAAAGAAATCAAAAGCTTGGTTTTGTCCTAATATATGAGGGACTCCTACAGACAATTTTATACCTGATACTTTCCAATCAATATATTCTAAATTCATTATCCAAATAGAACAGCGATGTAAATATCTTAAAGTAAAAACAATCTCATACTCTTCATATAATATAGAATGTCTTTGATAGGCGTCATTAGTTATATTTTGTATCTGTAACATTATTCAACCAACTTTGTATATATTGATGATAAAACAGAGGTTTCAACCTCATCACCTTCTTGAACTCCTTTGTCTATAGCGCTTTCTGTAGCTCCGCCCAAACTAGTATCAGGATTTTTTGCAGATACTGGTATTAAAATTTCTGGAACTCCATATCTTACCTCTTGAGCTTCTATGGTAAAATTTATGCTATTGCTTTCATTATTCTTTGCAGTTTCAAAAAGGGTTATAATCATATTTTTATATGTTCTGTCGTGCATTTCTATAATAATAACTCTGTTGCTACTATATGCTCCGTTCATTGCGTCCAAGAATTTATTAGTATTATTCTTTTCTGCTAAAAATCCTACATAACTTGATATTTGTTGGGTTCTTTCTATAAGCTGGTTTGTTTCTTCTATAGCGTTGTTTAAATCACTTGTCAACTCTTCTATCTTGTGCAGTTGTGCTATAGTCCGTTCTGGAAGGTATTGATTTATGTTTTCAATAGTAGTTTCTAGCCTTTTAGCTTCTTGGATAATATTTGTTGGCTTTATAAAGACATCAGAAACATTGCCTTCAATACTCAAAAGAATAGGTTCTCTGATAATATGTTCTTCGAGAAAACTTCCATCCTCAAGATATGTTATAGGAACAGTATTTTTTTTGGTGGTTTTATTATTTACTCTTGCAAAAGTTGTGAAACCTGCTATCCCTACTTCTTGCTCTATGCTATCCTCGAAAATCGCATTTATAAAATCGCTTACTAAAGGCATTATATACCTGACCTAATTATTAAATTTGGGTTTCTTAACTGTTCTTGTAGTCTATCGACTGTTTTTTCTGCTATAGAATCGGCATCTCTTCCATTAACATTTATAGTGTTATTTTGATTCATATTATAGTTATTAATTAATTCACCTTTTGATTGTTGTCCGTAAGCTATATTAAGAAGATTCCCAATCTTATCGCTAACAAAAGATAAAGCCCCACTCCTAAGCTTTTCTATTGTTTTAATATAACCTACTGTCTTTTTCAATACTTTCTCTAAATCAAAAAAAGGTTCTGTCCAATCTTTAATAGCTGAATTACCTCCTTTGAAGGCTACTATCAAATCGTCCGTTACTGCTAGCAAAGCTGTTATCCCCGCTATTGCAATCAAAACAGGTGAGTTCATTATAGCAAAAGCAGTAGCTCCTATTCCAAAAGCTACTGCCAAAAGCTTAAACTCTTTGACGAGATCTACTACAAACCCCGCTACACGCTTTATTCCTTCTCCTAATACTTTAAAGACCTCAAAAAGTTTTAACATTGTAGGGATACTATTAACTGCTAGATTCTGTCTAAAAGCCATAAAACTAAATTTAAGCTCTGCGACTTGTTCGTTATAGCTAGCGATTTGATCTGCATTTTTTTTAGTAAGCAATCCAAATCGACTTGCCCTGTTACTCAATCTATCAATTTCATCTGTAGACTTTGACAACAACTGAATTAAGCTTGCGTCAATACCTAAAGAACCCGCTAGGCTTTTCTGCTGTGCTAATGTTAAATTTAAAGCTTTGAATCTGTTTGCTACATCAAGTAAAACATCATCGGCTTTTCTGACTTCACCTGTACTAGTTCTTACAGATATTCCTAATCTTTGAAAGTCTGAACTACCTCTTAAGCTTGCGTCACCAATCTTTTTTGTAAGACTATCAATAGTACTTTCCATCGCTTGAATAGAAGAACCACTGACACTTGAAGCAAAACTAAGTTTTTGAATATCGCTTACTGCAACCCCTGTGTTTCTTGACAACTGAACTAAATTATTTGTTATGCTAAGAGTATTATGAGCCATCTTTCCGAAAGCTATTGCAGTAGCTGATATTGCAGTAGCAAAAGTCGCTAGTTTAAAAATACTACCGCTTAACCCCTTGTTGAAATTATTAAGTGGGGAAAGGTTTCCTGAAAATTTAAACTTGGTTACAAGCTCTTCTACAATCATTTTATGCCCTTTCCATTAAATAATTTTCTACTCTGTTTTGTATAGTTTCATATTCTATTATGTCAAAAAGCTCTTCGGTGTCTAGCTCTTTAATATCTTTTAAAGAGCCATAACCTTGCTTGACAAGATAAAATAATGTTGCGTCTTCATCGCTAACATTAGTAAAATATACATAGTTTTCTTGTTCGCTGGGAGTCGATATTTTTAACCGAAAATCCCTCCGTCCAAAAAAGGGTAACTGAAACCCATCGTCATAGCAAAAATAAATTGGATATAATCTTCGGGGTAATCAGCAAAATGATTAGGAGCTTTTGATATTAAAGAATCTTGATATGTAACCAAATCACATATTAAATTTTCTACTTTCTCGAATCCCTCTTCACTTTCTAACGCACCTTTTGACATCAGAAAAAAAATCTTTTTTCTTTTGTCATGATTAATTCTAGTCATCTTATAAACTCGTCCGTTTATTTCTACTTGAGAATCCTTATAAACTTTCTCTGCATTTTCTCTAATAACTTTTGTTTGCTCTTCATTCATTATTTGCTCCTATAAAAAAATAATTAAATGTTTCTTTTCGCTGTCCTGAATCTTAAAACATATTCAGCAAGTCCGTTTCCATCTTCGCTGTTTATTGTTACTGTCGGCTGTGTAGTAATAGAACCGCCTTCCAATAACCAAGTTTCAACTAAGCTGTCATCACCCTTTTTATAATTTTCCTTAAGCGAACCGCCTAAGATTGTTGTCGGGGATTGTTGTAGAATATTGTTTAAAAAAGCGTCTGAATCTGAAAGATGTTGAATTCTTACAGTCAAATCATACACATCTTTATCAAGCCTTTCAAAGATAGATACTCCACCATTTGAGCTATTGATATGTGCTGACGCAGGATTTACGGGAGCTAGTGTTAAAATATCTCCAGAAACAAAATCATTGATAGCAGTACCATTTAATATTAAAGTAGTGTTATCTACTGATAAACTAATTTTAGCCATTTTATAACCTCTTATTTATTTATTATTTGTTTATAAAAAGTAATACATTTACAGAATGTATTGCTCCCGACATCTTCAAGGCAGACGAAATTACTGGCGATTCCCTCGCTTCTCTATCAGCTTGAGATTGGTCAGCCAAAGAACCCGCTAGGAAATAATATCCGTTGTTCTCTATGTTCCTGTTGAACACATCAAGGTTGCCAAAATAATCTGTTGAAGTCCAAGTACCCGCCGCAAAAACTCCTGCTCTTACAAACTCTCTAGTAGTCTTTTCGCATTGGTCAACAAGCTGATTAACTCCTCTTGTTGTCTGTGGAATCTTTGCGCTTGTCTGCTTTAGAAGGTTATATAAATCTGTGCTTACTGCGTCTTGAAAAGCTAACAAGTTATATCTATTATCAACGAAATCATTGGCTCCGCTTGTCAAAACAACGGGAGTATTTTTAATTGTTGTGTAAATATCCAAGCCTACATTTTTAGCTTTTGTTATCTCTGTCTGTGTGTAATCTTCGGCAACAACAGCAAGCTCTTTAAGTTGCATTGTCAAAGCTGAATTTTCAGCTCCAAAGTTTACGCTATGGACTCTAGCCATATATGAAGTAGCTAGCTTTCTGTTATTAGAAGCTGAATACAACATTCTATAATTTGTATATCCTGCAAGCTTGTTAGTCCAGACAACATTTGTAGTTGCTATTTCTAGATTATCAGCAGAACTAAAAACATCGTACATAAGAACTTTATTACTATTAGACCAAGAAGCCAATGCGGAAGCTTCTTCCGATGTTGGAGCGTCTATAAACATAATTCCTTTTACACCAATAAGAGCAATAAGAGCTGTTACTGAAGCCTCTTTTGTTTCTAGTGATAGAGAACTTGCGTCTAATCCTTGAACTAAACTTGTTGCACTACCTGTTACCAAAGATAATACATCCCCGACAAATGTTCCGCTTGCGTGAGCTGAAATATATGTCATAGTACTTGCGTCACCTGTTGTAGCGGATGTGAAGATAATCTCGTTGCTATCTGAAACGGAAGCTGTGACACCAGTAAAAGAAGCATTCCCATTAATCTCTGCGATTACATCAGATAAATCAGTTGAATCTCTAAAATCTAATGCTGTTATTGAAAGCTCTGAACCATCTACTGTGACGATAAAAGAACCATCTGATATTTCTTGTAGCTGTCCTATTGTTGTTGCCACTGATAACTCTGCACCTGTCAAAATCCCTGCAGAAGCTAAAACTGTTTCAGAAGCTGAACGCCAGTATCCTGCAACCAATCCACCGCTAGCATTAGAAGGATTAGGACTTGTAGCAAAAAATATCTTTGCGTGAGAATACATTTCAGAACTTGTTCCGAAATCTGTTGCTACGCTTGATAAATCTGTATATAACTCGTATCTGTTTGCACTAGATAAAACAGCGTCCTGTTGGTCTGTCATTATCGCTGTCAAATTCATATTATCTCTGTCAGCTGTTGCCCCTGCTTCTAAAAGTGAAACACTTATAACGTTTGAAATATTAGCCATTTTATAGCCTCCTTACTTGTTAATTATATATTCTGTTTCCGCTGTGTCTATTCTCAAAGTGTCGACAACTGCGGAAAGGTTAAAGTTAATATTTAAATTTAATTCTATTCGGTTATTATATTGTTTACCACTCAATAATTTCATATCTGTAATATTTGTAGAACTATAGCAAGAAATACCTAAAGTATCTTGTAATTCTATAGATTTTTGACTTTTCAATAGCAGTGTGAAATTATTAAGATTGGTATAAGCATTATCTCCCCAGAAAGTAATTATTGTTGGCATATTCCATAGTTGAGATAGTGTTTGCTCTTCCTCGTCGCCATCATAATCTTCTGAATAAGCTATCAATGTTGATGGTGTCAAATTATCTACTGTGATATATGATGTCCCAAAGTCTTCATCTTCAAAATTATATCTTCCTATTTTGATAAAGCTTTCAGTTATACTCAATAAATCTCTTATCAACATGGCAACATTTCTTAACTGATTCTGCATATCACACCAACAAAGTTTTTTTAGTTTCTTCCCCTATGACTTCATAGTATCCGTAATTCTGCCAGTCATTTTTTATGATGACTTTATAATCATTTGCTTCATAAGTTATATACTCTCCTATTAATATAATACTTTTGCTGTGAGCAGTTATATATTTTAACTTATAATCAATGGTATCTGGATTAATTTCAGTAGCCTTGGCAGGCTGAATAACACAAAGCTGATTTCTTTTGGTAACTGTTTCAGTAGGTACAAAGTTTGTAGTTGTAGTAGCTACGCTTTTTATTATTACTGTCTGCTCCCAACTATTTAGCACACTAGACATATTAGGTAACATCGCGCACCACCCATGCTATCGCAGGTTTAAGCTTTGCTGAATCTATTAATATTTTCGTGGAATCCTTCTGCTCAAGAGTGTATTCGCTCAAAGCTTTCCACCTTCCGAAACCTCCCGTCAAAAAGGCTTCTTGAATAATATTATATGCACTAGCTCCGACAATTCCGAGAGCTTGCTTTACATCTTTATTTTTACTAATAACTAACTTAAATTGACTATATAATGATTTAGACATC